ATCTTATTGAGAGTGCAGACATTGTTATCATGCACAACGGGGTGTCCTTTGATGCTCCTGTCCTCAAGAGATTGCTTGGTGTGGAGATACCACTGGCTAAGATACGTGACACACTAATCATGTCGCAGCTTGCCAGCCCAGTGCGAGAAGGTGGTCATTCACTTGACGCTTGGGGTAAGACACTTGGCTTCGGGAAGATAGACTTCCACGACTTCTCAGGTTACACAGACGAGATGCTTAAGTATTGCATCAGGGATGTAGACCTAACAGCTAAGGTGTATAAGGCTCTTGTCCCTACACTCAAGGGCTTCTCTGCTCGTAGCATTAAGCTTGAGCATCAGATTCGTGCAGTGGTTGACAAGCAAGAACAGAACGGCTTCACACTTGACGTGAAAGAAGCTATGTTACTTGTAGCAAAACTATCAGACGAGTCTCACAAACTTAGAGAAGAACTTCAAGAAGTCTTTAAACCTATCACAGAGATTAGAATATCTGAGAAGACAGGTAAAAGATTAAAGGATAAGGTTACTGTGTTCAACCCAGGCTCACGCCAACAGATTGCACAACGCCTTATGAACTTGGGTTGGAAGCCTAAGAAGTTTACTGAGAAGGGACAGCCGATTGTCGGTGAAGAGATTCTTGAGAAAATCGACATCCCTCAAGCTCAGTTGATTGCTACATACCTCACACTTGAGAAGCGTGTGTCCCAGATTAAATCTTGGATTGATGTAGCAGACGAGAACGACAAGGTACACGGCAGGGTTATGACGCTGGGTACAATCACTGGTCGTATGTCTCACTCGTCACCCAACATGGCACAGGTTCCTGCTGTCTACTCACCCTATGGTAAGGAGTGCAGGGCATTGTGGAAAGTATCTAGTGACGACTACACACTGCTGGGTACTGACGCATCAGGACTTGAGCTACGGATGTTAGCACACTACATGAACGACGAAGCCTACACCAAGGAAGTTGTAGAGGGTGATGTTCATACCGCTAACCAAACAGCAGCAGGGCTACCTACAAGGGACAACGCAAAGACATTTATCTATGCCTTCTTGTATGGTGCTGGTGCTGGTAAGATTGGACAGGTCGTCAATGGAACAGCCAAGGATGGTCAGCGTCTGATTGATAACTTCTTAAACAACATGCCTGCCCTGAAAGCACTACGCTCTAAGGTAGACAAGTTGTCTGGCAGAGGTTATCTCATTGGCTTGGATGGTCGTGTCCTTACCATACGAAACAAACATGCTGCACTCAACCTGCTATTGCAAGGTGCTGGTGCAATTGTATGTAAGGAATGGCTTAAGTTTATTATTATCCTAGCCACTAAAGCAAAGCTGGACTTCAACCTTGTTGCAAGTGTACATGACGAATATCAATTCGAGGTACGTAAGGGACAGGAAGAAGCCTTCGGTGCTATTACTAAGGAAGCAATGAAGCTTACAGAGGAATCCCTCAAGGTTAATTGCCCCCTAGATTGTGAGTATAAGACTGGCTTATCTTGGTCTGACACCCACTAAAGTGAAAATAAATGTTGACATTCTATTCAGGGTGTGGCATTATACAATCATCGCAACGGCAATAATGCTTAGCGAAACGGAAGCCAAACGGAATCCAAAACGGAGAATTAAATTATGACAGTAGTATCAGGCACAGTTTATTGGGCATCTATTCAAGCACCTAACACAACATACGAACCAGAGTGGGGTTTGGACTTGCTTGTGGATGACAACAACCGCAAAGCCATCGAAGCAGATGGACTTACTATCAAGAATAAAGGCGACGAGCGTGGAGACTTTGTACACATTCGTCAGAAAACAACCCGCCGTGATGGCTCAACCAACGAAGCACCTGAAGTTATGGATGCACAGAAGCAACCATTCGAACAGCTTGTAGGTAACGGCAGTGTATGTAATGTAATGTATACACCGTTTGCTTGGGAGATGAATGGCAAGTCTGGTGTATCCCCACTACTCAAGAAGGTTCAAGTAGTTAACCTTGTTGCATATGCTGGTGGCGGTGCTGAAGACTTTGACGTAATCGAAACTGCTGCTCCTATTCAGGACATGGCAAGCGACGAGATTCCTTTCTAAGTAAAAGGAGTAAGCACGGGGGCTGCACTAAGATATTTGGCAGCTGAAGATGGATACGGGACGGGGACTCCATCACCTTTATCAGGAGATTATTATGGAAATTGCACCACTATTAGTTGTCGTATATGCTGGCCTTGCAGGGCTTGTAGTTGGTTGGGCTATGCCACGAGGACGCCTCCTCAAGGCTGTACAGCTACGCTTCTTCAAGGGTCTGCATAACTTCTTTGCGGACGAAGAAGAATATATTGCCCACAAGGTACAACGTATTCGTAAGGCAGCAAAGAAAAAGTAGGACGCATAGCTCAGCTGGATAGAGCAACAGCCTTCTAAGCTGTAGGTCGCAGGTTCAAATCCTGCTGCGTTCACCAACCTATAAGGAGTAACACATGACAAAGACACTAGACACACTGATTCCAGACATCTACGAGACGCTCGAACAGGGTGTCGATGTCACACAGCCTCACGTTTCAGAGGCATTAGAAGAAGTCGGCGGCCTTGTGCGAGAGGCAGTCGAAACCATACTCCGTGAAGGTCAGCGTAAAGGTGCATCAAACCTACGCTTGTCTTCAATCGGTAAGCCAGACCGTCAGATTTGGTACGGAGTACAAGGCGAAGAGGGAGAGTCAATCAATGGGCAGACTAAGATTAAGTTCCTTATGGGACATGTCCTTGAGGCTCTCCTGATTTGTCTTACCAAGGCAGCAGGCCACACAGTAACAGAAGCACAGGACGAGGTAATGGTAGAGGGCGTACTAGGCCACCAAGACTGCGTGATTGACGATGTGCTTGTGGATATTAAGTCTGCTTCCTCATTCGCATTCAAGAAGTTTAAAGAGGCACGGCTTACAGACGACGACCCCTTCGGTTACATTGCACAGATTAGTGCCTATGCCACGAAGAACAATCGTAAAGAAGCAGCCTTCTTTGCAATCGACAAGAACAGCAGTGAGCTTTGCATCTTACCAGTACATGACATGGAGATGATTGATGCACCCTCACGAGTAAGTTATCTGAAGGACATGGTGACTAAGGACGCAGCGCCTGCTCGTTGTTATGATACCGTAGCAGATGGCAAGTCAGGCAATCGTAAGCTTGCTATTGGCTGTGTCTTCTGCTCATTTAAAAAGAAATGCTGGGCTGATGCCAATGGTGGCCAGGGTCTGAGAGCATTCAAATATTCTAACGGAGTACGTTACCTTGCAACTGTGGCAAAGACCCCAGACGTTGAGGAAGTACAGGTGTAATGAGATTTAAAAGAAAGAAGTACGACCACGAATACAAATCAAACTCTGAGTATGAGGCTGCACAGCAGCTACACAAGCAAAAGATTAAGTTTGTGTATGAGCAAGAGAAGCTGGCCTATGAATGGCGTGAGGATAAGAACTACATCCCAGACTTCTTCTTGCCCAACGGAGTTATCCTTGAGGTGAAGGGACGCTTTATGATTGAGGACAGGAAGAAACACCTGTTCGTTAAGTCGCAGCACCCTGACCTTGACATCCGATTTGTCTTTGATAATCCTACCCGCAAGTTATACAAGGGCGGCAAGATGACCTATGCAGATTGGTGTGACAAGCACGGTTACATGTACTGCAAATTAAAAGAGGGCATTCCGCAATCGTGGCTTGACAAACAGGATGCAAGGTAGTAAGATAACAATTCACACGGACGAGTTTCGCCCAGACGAATCCTCACCAGAACGTACATTGTTCTTGTGTGTTATTCTTCAAGCGTTACTCGATGCAGCCAAGCCAGCTTACGAAGGTGAGCCAGCCACTGCAAGAATAGACAGGGACAGAGCATCGGCTTGGTTCTTCGCCTTAGTAGGTACAACAGCACAGGACTTTGAGGAAGTGTGTACCAATGCAGGAGTAGACCCCGATTATATGAGAGACTTTGCTTACAAAGTTTTGCAAACAGGAGAGATTGACTATGTCAGAAAAAGAATTAACGCAATCCTTGGACACTAAGTTTGGTTACACACAGGTACCAGACGACCCAGTAAACAGCCCGTCACACTACAACAGCAAGGG